ACAATACAAATAAGGAAACAAAATGACAGAAGAAATCAAAAACGTAAACGCCAAGATCGATGAAGCCGACGCAGCCATAAAAAAGTATGCTTCAAAAGACACAGTGATCTCAATTGGAGGCTATGAATTTACACCAGCCAAACTTATGGTTGCATTTACTATTGTGAGTTCAACACTAGGTGGACTGTACGGTTCATTTGAAGTGTACAAAGACTATCAAAGCATGAAGAAAAAAATTGCATCATACGAAGCACCTGATCTGTCAGAATTTGACAAACGTCTGGCTGTGATTGAAGAGAACAGCAGCAAGACCAGCGACTACACTCGCGACATCAAGACTGATTTGAAGAATGATATTCGTCGCAATGAGTCAGTGACTGAACAAGTAGAACGCAGTGTCAAAACAGCACAGCGCGAAACAGAACAAGAAATGCGAGACATGCGCAAGGCAGTGCGTGAAGATCTGGAACGTGCCAGAACTGAAGCTGCCGCTATTCGTCGAGACATGGAAGGCACACGCAAAGAAATTAACAGTGAATTTACTTCCGCCCGCAGAGAAATCAATCGAGAAGTTGAAACACTCAAGCGTGAAGTTGACAACAAGATTCAGAAGGCCATGGACAATCCGTTGGCCAATAAATAATTCAAAGGAGCCATTATGAGCGAACAAAAGAAACCCTTGAGCCGCAGCGAACGCGAAGCACAAATCAAAGACCGTGCAGGTTTTGTTATTGTGATACTGGCAGCACTGCTAGCTATCAACACCATGATTGGTGGACAAAACAGCAGCAAAATCATGAACAACACCATAGCAGCCAACAATCAGTGGGCCTGGTATCAAGCCAAGAACATGCGTCAGGTCTTGTACGAAACAGCGGCTGTGGAAAGCAAGATTCCTGACAACAAGAACAAATTTGAAACTGAAGCTGCCAGAATGAAAGCTGACAAAGACGAAATCATGGTCAAGGCCAAAGCCCTTGAAGCCGAACGTGATGAGGCACGTCAACGCTCACCTTGGTTTACCTGGAGCGGTAGTGTGCTGCAAATTGGTATTGTGCTGCTGACAGCCAGTATCTTGGCCGTGAGCATGCCCATGTTCTGGGTCAGTATTGTGGTAGGGTCTGTGGGAGCCTTCTTGGTTAGTCAGGCCCTGTGGATGTGGATCCCGCTAAGTATGTAATGACTTATTTAATTTACACCTTGATAGTCACGCACATTACCATAGTGTGCGTGACTTTGTTTTTGCATCGTGGCCAAGCTCACAGAGCCATAGAATTTCATCCTGCAGTTTCACACTTTATGCGAGCCTGGTTATGGCTCACAACAGGCATGGTCACCAAACAATGGGTAGCCATACATCGACGTCATCATCGCAGTACAGATGTTGCAGGTGATCCACATAGTCCACATGTGGAAGGTATTTGGAAAGTATTGTTCAAAGGAGCAGGGTTGTATCATGCTGCATCAAAAGACAAAGTCATGGTTGATTCATACGGTGTTGGTACTCCTGCTGATTGGATGGAGCACAACGTATACACACCTCACAGTAGACTTGGCATTGGCCTTTTCTTTGTGTTCAACACCCTAGTGTTTGGCTGGATAGGTGCTGTGATCTGGCTGATACAAATGGCCTGGATACCTTTCTGGGCGGCAGGAGTGGTCAATGGTGTAGGACATTGGTGGGGTTATCGCAATTTCAATACCAAGGATCGCAGTACCAATATTGTGCCGTGGGGTATCATTATAGGTGGTGAAGAACTACACAACAATCATCACAATGATCCTGCCAGTCCCAAACTCAGCAGCACCTCAAAAGAATTTGATATTGGCTGGATGTGGTTAAGTATTTTAAGGACTTTGCACTTGGCCAATCTTACTAGATGACACATCAATACACATACAACATAGGATATCGAGGCGGCTCAGGCGGCTTTTTGTTTTTGCATTTTTTGCTGTTGTCTGATCAATACTACAATGACATTTTTGGTAATGTAGATTTGTCGGATGTTGTTAAACAGCAATGGAATATTGCCAATCACAGTGAATGGAAAAACACAGAATTTTGGCCCAACAATCATGCAATAGTTGAAGCAAAAACTGATCTCGACAAACTATTGTATTTTTGTAATCCTACAGCAGAAGATTTTTTTCAAAAAAAACATACAGTGGACATTGTGGCCAAATGGTACCAAGATATTAAAGATCCTGCATGGCCTATTATAACATCAGTAGATGATTTTGTTAATTTACCTCAATGGATCTCTGACGAAATGTATAATACCCTAGAATGCAAGAACACTTTGTTGTATCTAGCTGACAAGGACAAAACCAAAACAGTATGGTTGTACACAGATTTCGATAGTCAAAACGAGTTAGCATACTACAAAAAAGCATATTTTTATTATGATCAACCAGACAAAGAAAAAATACAAAAATCTACTGACCTCACTGAGACATGGCAAAATCTCAAAGTAGACAAAAACGCTGCGTATTTTTTAAATCACAGCGATATTCAGATCAAGCTACAAGATCTAGTCAATTCTCCAGACTCGCTAATTGATCACGGCTTGATTACCCATGTAAGCCAAAAACAACATGATTTACTAAAACACTGGAAGAGCCTTCATCCGCCAGAGTTGCTGAACAAGATTGGCATCAAATAACCACAACATGATGTAGCTACGCTACATCTGCTCTTTCGTTGCACTCAGAGCAGTTTGAATCCTTACTGGTTTTTAATTCATCTAGATTGTGGAGCAGAATGACACCCTGATCAGGATGTCACGGCCAGAGTTTCATCTGAGTTGCTTTCGCTTCTTGACAGTAGGTATTTGGATTGCATGTCTCTGGGCTCTGTACCTTACCCCACCTACTACGATTTTTAAGAGAACTTCGGTGTCATCTGTTCTCATGGACATATTGCATCTAAGTCAGCTCACGCTGCACTCAACCTGTACGACTATGCAAACGTAAGACCCATGGGGGCAACATTTCAAGGCATCTCAAGTCAAGGCTTGAGGTAGTGCATAGAAGTCTTTTGCGGAGGAAAAGAAGTGGTTGCCGTCACACATCAGAACGGATTCACCAGCAGTATTCTAGCCCGGCCTGCCAACCTTGTGTCTCGCTTGTTGTAGTATACAGTGTAACCAAAATGATCACAAATGATCTTTTGGTCAACTTTACCTTTAGTTTTCTATAAATATTAGCATGAAAAAAACATTGTTTGCGTTGATTTGTACTGTGTTGTTGTCAGGCTGTGCCAGTCAACAACTGTGTATTGATGCTGCCAAGTCTGTGGCACATGCCAACAGCATGGCAGAAATTGCCAAGTGGAACGCAATTCAAGAAATTGCCAAGTCTGGGGATGTCACTGCCAAAGTGGCTGCACTGCAAGTGATACAATCACACAAATCAGCTGAGTCTCAATTTATTTGCAAAAACTTTTAATCAAGCAATCTTGATCACGTCAGACACAGTGCTGTCTTTGCCATACTGAGCCTGCAACAATATTCGAGCCATCTGTGGACTCTTTGCAAACACAGCCACATCAATACTGGTGTTGTACATGGGATTTTTAACTCGTACTCTAGCCGAGTATACATTGAACCCTGGTGCCGCTGACTCAGTAATAAACTCTTGTGCTCGCATGTGTTATTTATTTTTGTTGCGGCCTGATTTCATGTTGGCACACCAGTGATACATCTTGGCTTTTTCGCCTGATGCGTTCTTGGCACGAGAACGTAGATCTGTTACACTTCCATTGCAACTAGCACCTGAGCGTTTTACACGTCCAGGTCTACTTTTGCCTTTGACTTTGCCGTCAGCAAAGTTTTCAGTAACAAATTCACTGGCTCGCATATCAGCAGTTCCATTTACGCAATGCTAGAGCTTTGCGAGTTGGTTTGCCATTGGGCTTTTTCATTGGACCCTTGACTCCGCCCATTCTAGCACAAAAACTCTTTCTGCGTTTGGCAGCTTTTGATCCTGGCTTGAGCTTTGAGGGCTTGGTAGTCACAGCAGTTTGCAATTTTGAACCTGGGTTCTCTCTGCGATAGCTGGCGACACCTTTGGCGTTGAGTCCACCTTTGGCGCTTTTGCCTTCTTTTCGTCGCCAGGCAGCAGTTTCGTACAGTTCGTTGTCGTCCACTGATTCAAAGTCTTCCCAGATCTGTTCAGCATCCACACCGTGTTGTTGGGCCAACTGCTCAACCATTTCTTCAATGATGTCAAACTGTTGATCAGCATTGAGATCTTCTGTGAGTCCAATGCCACTGAGTTCTAGCACACGAGCCAATTCGTCTGGACCAGACCCTGAATCATCGCCACGTTGTTCTTCACTGCGCATGTAGTCCCACACGCTTACCAGCATGCTTTTGGCCACGGCAATCTTTTCTTGGCACCATTCGGGCAAGTTGTCGCCAGCGTTGATCACATCGTCAATGCCTTCTACGGCACGGCGCAGTGTTTCAAGATTGTTGTCAGCCATGCCGGCTTCGTCGTTGTATTCTTCGTTGTCAAATTTATGGTTCATATGATTTCCTTGCTTGTTTAGTTATCAAAGCTTGTGCCAAACCTGGATGCAAAGGTTTAGGCAGCTGATCTGGATCAACCCAGCACCAATCCTTGCTTTCTTGATTTATTTTTGGCTCAAACTCATGTGGCACACGGCCCATGAATGTTGCATATTGTGCGTTGGTGTGCAAAGGTTCCAACTTCAGTGGACCTTGGTACCCACCTTCTTCGGCTAGTTCTCTACGCACACATTGTTCCAGAGTTTCACCTGGCTCTCTGCCACCGCCCCAGGTTGACCACAAGCCAGGATCACTCACAGTGTCTGAACGTTGTTGTAAGCACCAGCGTCCTGTGTCCTCGGCTACTATTACGCATCCGGCAGCCTGTGGTTGTGCAAATTCTTGTGCTCTCATTGAGTTATCTCATTACTGGCAAGACTTCAACATCTACACCTTCGACTGGTGTTAATGTTCCTTGACGTATTTGTTGTAGAATCCAATTTTGCCCAACTCTATTAGCATCGCCTTGATTATTACCAACACCGGAGAAGCGATAGACTTCTTCACCATCAACCATTACTCGCCACTCGCCTGTGAATGTTTGCTGATCTTGACCGGGACGAGTTAAAGTTTGTGGTGCA